CGCTTACTAGATGTTTTAGCAGTAGCTTCTTTGGCACCTGTTGCTTTACCCATATACGCAGATACATCTTCGGCACGCAACCAAGCGCCAAACTCTTTCCACATTTGTGCATTGCTTTTTGGTGTAGCCATGATTAATAATTCTTATTAATAACGCTGCGTGGTGGCTTTGGCTTTGCCTTACTAGAACCCTTAGGTCCTTCACCGCCACCGTACTTGCCCATCAACGCTGACTTGCGTGAAGCAGCAGCATTACCCTGTTGTTTTGCATTGCCCTTAACATCGCTTGCGCGAAGCCAACGACCGAACTCTTTCCACATTTGTTCCATTGTCTTTCCGTCTGAATTTGGAGGTAACTTTGCCATTATTTTGTCCTTTGTTTGGTTGAATTATTCAACATCTTTATTGTGCGATTCTATGTGTGTAAAAAGTCTTGTGTCAAGCGTTTCTACCTTAGTTTCTATACGTTCCAAAACTACCATATTGTCACCGTGTTGTTTGGTGTTCCGTCGATCAAATCTGGCTAATAACCACATAAGCGGCCCACCAATTAAGGCGACGGCTATTAACTCCATTAGATAACGTCTTTAGCCTTAGTTGGAAGAAAAGCCTCGTTAATTTCTTCTTTAGTAAGTTTGCCATCAAGAGCTGCTCGCGCAAGCCGTTCGATAACCTGAGCACAAGCGGCTAAACCGGCGAGTGCAGCGGACTGTAAAACGGAAATATCTTGTGTTGTAAAGGCGTTCAAAACTGATGAACCACCAATAATACCAAGTGCTGAAGTTAGGAAAGTAGCGACAATACGCCCAAAAATGTCAGTAAGTTTGCTTTTCATTAGAGTTTCTTTCTATTGTTGTTCGTCATCTTTAATAAGATTTGAGATAATAAAGAATAATGTAGCAGATACGGAGATAATAATACCGTATTTTTGTGTGTCCCCCGATAAAGTAATAAGTACCAAAAGTAGTCCTGCTATCATAACACCTACTTCAAATAACAATTTTGATGGTTTCATTTTGTTTTCTTTCTACTGGATATAGGGGTGGTTATTCCGATTGCGGCGATTGCGGCGGTTACTGTGCGCCTGGTTGAGACAGGTATCGCTGAACCGAGAGGGATGTAGGTGTCGAATGTGCCGTCAAAAACGTTGATTTCTTCCTCAAAAGCTTCTCGTACTTCAGGAGGTGCTTCTTGGACTGCCTCAATGATTTCGGCTGCTTGTTCAGGGGTTAAATCTTCTACGATAATGGCATCAAATATTTCTGTGGCTTCACTAGCAGTGGCTACGGCAAGAACTTCAGGGTTGGTAGCGTAAGCAACCGCTATTTCGGGTTCTAAGGCTTCCCCTTCAACAATGGGGGGCAATGTCGTAGTTGTGGTTTCGGGGGCCGTAGGAGGCGTTGTAGAGGGTTCTGAAGGCAGTTCAGGTGCGGTTGTTGTAGGTGTGTCCGTTGTCGTCGGTGCTATCGTAGTCACAGGAACAATTGTCGTGGGAGCACTTGTTGATGTGGTCGGCGGGTTTGTGACAGGCACAGTCGTTGTTGGGACAATGGTAGTAGAGGTCGTTGTCGGGGCTATGGATTCCGTAGTTGGCGGCCATGTCGGTTCCTCTGGTAACGTTGTCGTAGGCAATTCTGCTTGGGTCGTCGTCGTAGATACTTCGGCTGGTAGCGATGTTGTCACCTCAGTTGTCGTAGTAGGGACTTCGGTTGTCGTAGTAGGGACTTCGGTTGTCGTAGTAGGGACAGTTTGCAAACCGTCATAATACAATTCATATTGAACATTCCAAACCCCTGAAGAATCTGATCGCCAAACATCGGGTTCGTAACAACAGGTTGATGCTCGAAGGCGATACCGCCCCGCAAGAATCCACATATCAATATTTGATTGCAAACCATAAAAGTCGTCGTTAGTAAATATTAACTCACCGGACTCTGTATATAACCAAAGTTGAGGATCGGAAGGCAAGTTACCTGACTGATATGTTCGTGCCACAAAATGTGTCGGTTCAGAGTAGTCAAACCAAAAATCTGTGGGATGGTCAACAATCACTGTTGCCTCAGCTTTTGCAGCGGTATCAAAAAATGATAGTAACATCACAACTAAAATTGCTAGTTGTGGAATACGTTTCATCTAAGATCTAAATCAGGAAAGCCCTCTATTGCTTCAACGACAGCCTGTGGCAATGTATCGCCAGCAAAATACTGGAGATGCCATGCTTCAAAATTCTTGTCTTTTGAGTCAGACACTTGCCAACTGAACCCATACTTTAAAGCGTTACAGGTAAGGAAACCGTCGCCAAGCAACCACTTCAAACGGTCACCACTAGCAGAGGCCACGTCAATGGCGATTCCAAAACCATGATTACTGGTTCCGGGGGTACCGGCAGGAGCCATACCCTTCTTCAGATACCAAGTCTTACCACCCATAGTACGAGTTACTTGTGGCACTCGACCTGTTTGTGTAGTTGAATACCGTTGTGCAAATAAAGCTTTCTGTGCTGTCAACGGTCTGTATGCACCCACATGTTTACTGAGGTCTATACCATCAAAGTATGCGGCTAGTTGCATTGCTGACCATGCTGTTGCGGCGTGTGCTTCTAGTTGGCCTCCACCTTTGACAGGTCGTAGGAGTGTGTCGGGTAGTTCACCGTTTGTGAAGCCTTTAAGTTTTGTTGGCATGATGATTGGCAGTACGGGGTATGTTGTCATATTTTTCTCCTATGAATAAACCAATGTTACTAGACCGCTATAATCTGTTAAACCTCGCAAGAAACCAACGCCTGTGCTGTGTGCAGTCAAAGCGAAACCTTGACCGTCACCGTCACCAATGTTTGCTAGTTGCGATGCATCCAAAGCAAGATAAGCGGAAGCGTCATTGCCTGATAACGATTGAGTCAATGTCGTTCCAATTGTTGTGATTGCTCCGCTTTTTGTGCCTGAACCATGCATTTTAATTGAGAATGTTCCACTGTTACCTCTGTTTGGATCGGATGCGCCTGCACGCTTTAAGAATATTGTTCCGCTATCAGGATCCCATGCGGTAAAGTTGTCGTTAGTAAAAGTTCCAGTGCCGTAGAACCAAGCACCATACGCTTTTGTCGTAGAAACTCCAACTACGCCTTCATCTGATGCTGTGTAGTTATTCCAAGCCGTGTTACCGATGTTACGAGAGTCTGCTGTAACGGGGGCATACGTGTATGTTCCTTTTGGCTTGGTGTAATGATTGGCTGTAAAAGAGCCTGTAGTTGTGTTACCAGCATTATCAGTAGCAAAAATATGATACTTGACTCGCCAAGTTTCACCAGTTGGAGTGTTACGTTGAGCATTTGGAATAGTAAATGTATAACTACCACCATTACTAGGAGCATTCATAACAAAAAAACCTCCAGCAACAGTACCACTAATAGAACCTGTAAAGGTCTGATAAACTGTTGCTGAAAGAACACCTGATTCAGAGTCCGTTACTGCTGACCATGTAACATAATCTTGAGTTCCACTAAACGGAGCAACAACAGGAGTAGTAACAGTCGGTCCAGTATTATCATACTGATACACTTGTTGCCAGTTACCAGATACTTTGGCATATATGTTTGTAGCACCTTGCCAATTACCAGATACTTTGGCATATGGCCTATCAGTACCAGTGAGTTCTTGCCATGTTCCAGAAACTTTAACGTGTGTGGGCATTAGTATTCAAACCAAATATCGCCATCTGCGCCACCAGAAGGACCTGATGAAGAGATTGTAATAAGTTTATTGTTGCCAGATTGTGTAGTAAATACACCATCAAGTTTTGTTGCAGCAATATTTGCGGCACTATTAATATCTGAGTTAACAATTGTATCAGAAACAATGTTTGCTGAGGCAACAGTGATTGCTGTAGGTAAAGCACCAGTATCTAACTTAGACAGTGCAATAGCAGCAGTACCACTAATATCTGCATCAAGAATTGTTCCGTTAACAATGTTTGCGGAAGCAACCGTGATCGCCGTAGGTAAAGCTCCGGTAGCCAACTTGGATAATGCAATAGCTGCAGTCGTGCTGACTTGAGTATCTGTTACTGCTTGCGCTGCAATACCTGCAGTATTGATTTGTTGCCAAACAATGCCATTAGTAGCCGTTGAATCAGCAACCAATGTGTAACCATTAGTTCCAGCAGGCAATGTAACCGTTGTACTCGCAGTACGAGTTACAAGAGAACCTTTAGTTGCCTGCAAATTGACGTATCGATTGGCTTGAACCAATGTATATGCATCCAAACAATGATTAACCGTAGAACCATTTACATGGTTTTGAGAAGTTGTTCCATCATATCCTTTTTCAAGAATTGTTAAAGTGTTGGAAGTTCTACTACCAATTAACATCTTTTCTTCATCAGCAAGACCTCTAGAAATAACCACAACAAATGGCCCACTAGAACCATCTGGAAACGTAGAACCACTAGAAACAGTCAATGAAGTATTTGCAATACTATAAGCATTACTTAAAGTTGTTTCAATAGAAGAACCTTTGTAATCTTTTAATATATATTCATTTGCCATAATAATCTCCTAAACGGTTGTCAATTTTAATACTAATATTCCCTCAAATAAACCATGAACATCCTGCCATGCGTCAGTTGAAAATTCAAAAGCTTCAATTCGTACTCTAACTGACGTTTCGCCTTCGGCGTACGATATAGGTTGTTTTGTAATCCATAAATCTCTTAAATAGTTAAATTCTTCCTCAGTATTCATTGAAAATATCTGGCCACTTGAATCATTAATAACTGTTTTACTATAAAGCAAAATTGGAATAATAATGTTTTCGACAGCAGGAGGAACCGGATAAGCCCTAATTCTCCATTTTTTAACTTTTGGAGTAAGAGTAGAAGTTGTAGTTTGAAGGGTAAGTTGTACTTTGAAAAAAGTTGAATTCTCGCCGTTTAATTCAACAGTACCAGAAGATAAACCAGGGTTAGTCATTGATAATTCGTTTAAAACTGAGTCATATTCATCTAAAATTGATATTTTACAAGAAGTTCCAGACACCAATGCATCTGCAGTGATAAAAGAATCCATGATTGTTTTAGGTTCAATAGTGCCAAAATAAACATTACTTGAATTCAAAACACCTTCAGCAACATATTCTGTAGCACTCTCAACAGCAATACCCTGATTGGTAATTCCTAAAACAATACGATCAAGAAAACGACCAACAGCAGAACACTGTACGCCAGCAGTTGAATAAACATCTGTTGCATAAGCAGGTTCTAAGGCATTAACCGTTGTAGCAAGATTTAAACGACCAGCACCAGATTTGGTTGCATCAATATTGCTCCAGTTAAACCACACATACTTACCGTCAGCCTGCGCCGAACTTACTTCACCAGGCGTATCAATTAACGGGCCGTAAGAAATAGATCCATCTGCCCCAACGTTGCCTATTCGTATACCTCGATTAGTACACAACACCACAATGCCCACATGACTAAGAACAAAGTTAATTATCTCGCCATAGGACAAAGATGTAACTTCTGCGCCCAAAACCAAGCCGCCGGAACTATTAATTGTAAAACCATAAATTTCAGATTTAATACCACTAACCCCACCAACAAATATTTTACTACCTACAGCAAAAGCAGTTTTCCAAACAAAATTTTGTTGAAAATGTGTATATATTATAGTTCCTACATTTGAAGAATCAATATTGTATAAACTTCTACCAATAGAACCAAGTAAATAATTTCCCACAATCCAAATAGAATCATAAATTAATGCAGAACTTCTTAATGCAGCAACAGAACTGGTTCCAGGAATTCTCCAAAAACCAGTTGAAGTAGCTACCCAACAAGCCGAACCATCAGAAGTAATACTATAAATAGTTCCAGTAAATCCAGTGACTACAGACCAACCAGAAAGATTACTTGATCTATAAATTGCTAATGAATCTGCAACATAAATAGCACTCGAAGTAACAGCGATGTATACAGTGCCGTTAGTAATAGGTAATGTTACAGATGAAACAAGATCTGTTTTATGCAGCAACCTTAAACCGTTACTCCAAATGTCTACACCAACACTATTTAAAAAACGTTTTTGATCAGCATCTTCGCCTAAATCGTAATTTAGTTGGCCAGCTCCGTGAGAGTAATCGTGACTGTATCTAAACCAAGCGCCTTCAGTGCTAAACAAAGAATCATCTAGTTGATTAGTGGATGCAGTGGAATCTCGAAACGGAGAAGCACTTGATCGCTTGTAAGACTTTAGATCCAGGGCATAAGTATGTTCAGCAAGACTAATAGTATTGGGAATAACATTTACTTGAGATTGCGTACCTGTAAAAAATACAAATGGTTGATAACCAATATTTGCAGAAATAGTAAAAGTCATACGAATCTCAAAGGATATTGCCAACGCAAGCGATCTATTTCCTCTGCTTTTCTACGAACATAAAGAGGATAAATACGTACTGCTTCGTCAGAAGCCGACTTAGGTGGTACTTCTTCTGCGCGTCGAGGAACATCCTGAGCGTTTCGAGCAGACCTACCGACCTCAGAATCTCCAAGCAATCGCCATTTAATACCCATATCTAGCACATCAAGCATACTTGGCTTCAAACCAATATCTTCAACCAGATCGGCCGACCAACTAATTGAATCTACATCAAGAGGTGCAGCAGCAACAAAATATAGAAAACCTGTATAGACGGGTGGGAACATACGAAATAACACACCAGATGAAGGGCCATTAGCCCAAGAACCAGCCACACCACGTACCAACCTACCTTCAGCTCGTGCCCAAGCAGTTGTATTATTGACAGTCCAATTACGACGAACTTCAACTAAACCAAAAATATCTTTCCATGATTGAGGAAGATTGATTGTCTCAACGCCATCAACGACTGTTTCCTGTCGCGCAATCGTTCTATATAGATCCGGACCCCAAGCAGTTAACTCATCAATCAAAGCCTCATAGATAGCCAAACCACTAAATCGTGGATTGATATGAACTTCATCACCAATGCTATGAGAAATAGCATCAGAGCCGTTCCATCCACGCAGAACTGTTGCAGTCTTGGCAACACGATCCACGCTCATAACACGCATTTCTTCATTTGCAATAGACAAAACAGCACCAAGAACAATTGATGCTGAGAGATCATAAGTTAAAACAACTGCAGTTGCAGAAGGAGTAAGCGCAGTATCTAAAGTATTTACTTCGTATCGAAAAGAAGAAGCTAATTGCCTCTTTACTCTCTGTACTGCTGAACTAACTAGGCTACGAGACACAATTGATCCTTTCTAATAAGCAAGAAGCAGGGACCGCTGGAGGGGGTACGGCCCCTGCTTCCTACATCAATTGGATCAGACCAGCGTTTCTGTAGCAGGGAATACTGCGTTGAGATCCAAGCCAGTGAACTTAGCCATGTGATCTTGACCCTTGATTTGGAATCCACATTCTCCGACCATCATATACGAATCCGTGTCATCAGTCTTAGCAAGCTTTTCAACCACTAATGGCTGGAATACTCGCTGAGTAAAGTTGTCACGGCTGTAGCAGAATGCATCAGTCTTTCGGACGTAACGGTTACGGACCAACTGGACTTCACCAAACTCAGTTGTAACAACCTGAGCACGACGACGACCACGGCGCAAATCGTCAACCGTAACGGTCTGGACGCGCTCATTACCAGTTGTGTTGTTAAGTGCCTGGAACGCTGCTGGGCGAGCAGTAATGTAATCAAACGCTCCACCCTTGTCGTAACATGCCTGCTGTTGTGCTTCAATTGTATTAATAGTCAACCAAGGACTTGAAGTGTTTACGTTGGTCGTAACATATGAGTTCAATCCACCAGTTGAACGAATACGAGTAGCAGTGTCTTGGAACTTGATACCGTAAAGAGCTGACTGCTCGATACCAACATTACAATGCAACATGGCGTTCTTCATCTGCTTATTAAGCTCGTTTGGAACACCATACTTCTTGATACCCTGCTCAGTACGAGACACAGTAAGCTTCTTTGAGAAGATCTGCGTATAGTTTGAGTACTTGTCACGGCCTTGGAAGTTAGCCGAACCAATTGAACCTTCAGCAAGTACGGTTCCCACACCGATAGCCTCAGTCAACGTTGCAATTGTTGCAAGTGCGGTTGTTCCTAAAGAACCACGGGTAACTGTCAAAGTATCAGTTGACGTGTTAATTGCCGTAACAAGGACAATTTCGCTTGAGAAACGCACTGCGTCGCCAACAGCAAATCGTACAGCATGTCCAGTAGAAAGAACAAAAGCCGTGGTTGCGTTGGAAGCAATTGCTGTCAACAGGGTTCCTCGTGGCAATGGAACATCTTCCTCTAGCCAAAAGAACTCAGTCTGATCAACAGGAGCTTTTCCGATAACACCTAGTCCATCCGAGCCAATGCCGGAAAGAAGAGGAAGGTCATCAGGTGTAATGATATAAATAAGGTCATCGATATTGATTTTAGTTTCGACCTGCAAATCATAAGAATAAAATGCTGGTCCTGCTTTTAGAATTGCCATGAGAGTTAGTCCTTTGTGTTGGTTGTGATGCGAGATGCTCGCAAGTGATCGTTGATTTTGTGACGCTCCTCACCAGCCTGTTTCATCCTGACTGGAGACATATCTGGATTTATGACCGGCATTTTAGTGCCATTAGGTCTTTCATCGTAGAGAATGCCTTTATTCCAAGATGGAGGTTCAACTGGTTTCTTACGTCCCTTAAACCGACTTGGTGTGGCAGCAGGACTAACTTGTACACCCTTATTTCGAAGCCTACATCCGTAGTGTTCTTCGCAATCTGGTATTGGACAAATTGGCATTGCTACCGATCAAATCGGTGTCCAGCAATTTGGGCTTCATCGGCCCATTCACTGGAATTAAAGATCGCACGCTTGTCACCCATCGCTGCAGCACTAATCACACGGTCAATCGCCATAAGGCCGGCATCATCAGATGATCTACCTTCCTTACGTGCTTGATGAAATAGCTCATAGGCTTCGTCAAACGGATCTCTTTCTTCGAATTCCGCTGCACCTGCCGCTTCACCCCTAGCAAAATTCTGGCGAAAATTCTGTTGATTTGACTCTTCAGAACGAATTTCAGCAGAAGTATCCTTTGTTGGAATACCAATACCTAATTCTGATGCTTCAGTCTTGAGGAGATCGAGATCATCGCCTTCCCAGGTCTTTAGCAACAATTTGCCTATTTTGCTAGATGTATCAATACCCGCTTTCGTGAATAACAGTTCCCGCTTCATTTCAGCAAGTTCATTCTGAGCTTGCTTTCCTGCTTCGGCTGCTTTTCGCAACGCTCTAATATTGTCTATTTCTTCGTGTTCTTCGTTATCTTCAGTTATATTGGACATTTGTGTTCCCCTTACGGTTAGTCAACAGTCGACTTGACTTACATCTACCAGCGACGAAAGGTAGAGATGTTTTCTAGCGGCCACTAATGTAGCACTCACTTAATAGGGCCGTTTGCACAGCGCACCTATGTGTTATCAGAATATAACACCTTTTTAGTATTGTCAACTACCCTACCATTTTACTTTGTTTGCCCAGTATGCGGCAGACATAGGGCCACGTGCAATGTTTTTAGCATGACGAGATTTAAAAGATTTACGTTTTTGTACCATGCGATCAGATTCTCCCGCTTTAGGTTGACCTGCAGTAGAAGCACCTTGCTCGCCAAAACGAATAGTTTTAATCTGCCCACCAGATTTAGCCACAACAATATGAGACTTCTTGGGGTGATCAGGTGTTCGCTTAGGTTTGTTAAAACCAGCAACACCGGCACGAGCCAAACGAGAATCCTTAGCAGTAGCCATTACGAAGCCTTTCGTGCAGTAAGCATATTATTTCTTTCCTCTATTACGGGCACGATTACTTGATGCACTCTCTTTAACTAACTTACCATCCTTGGTATGGGACAAATCAGGACCCCCCTTGCCCATCATACCTTTAGCACGACGAGCTTTGGCTAGTTCCCGCCTTTTGGCCATTTGTTCTGCTTTGGCATTAAAAGCCGTATCAGTCTTGGCCTTAACTTTTCGAGCATCAGAGTTTGCTCGATAAAAAGCAGCACTTTGACGTGGATTCTTGACTGGTCTAGGAGCCATTATGCACCCACAATTCCCTTAGTAGTAGTTAAAGCCCCGCCACCAATAGAACCTTGTTGAGTTTTTCTACCAATAAGTCTATTTTCCAAAGTAGTTTGATCAGCTACATTGCCTATCGCACCAGCACTAAAAGCAATACCAGCATCTAATTGTTGACCAGATTCACCTAAATTAGAGTCAGTCAATTGACTGTAAGAAGCTGCCTGTTGAATATCACTCTGCATTTGTTGTTCATTATAAGATTTTTTCCAAGTTGCATAATCTTCTGCTTGAGTTTTGGACACTACCAAATTTTGTTGCTTACCAAATGCAGCAATAGAAGCAGCTTGTGATCTATTTTCTAAAAATTCTAATGTTCTTTGCGGATCTAAAACTGCAGCAAACAATGCACCATCGGACGCATCACCATAAAATTCTTGAAATGCGGTTTTAATCTCCGGACTTAAATCGTTTACAATTCCTATTGATTTCTGTATACGATTTTCAATTTGTTCTGTAGTTAAATTTGAAGCCATTGCTTTTTGTGCATCCGCAAATGTGTCATAAAATGTTGGTGGCAAACCACTGTCTAACATAATTCTTTTAAAGTCTTTTTCGTATCGTTGCACACCTTCAACTGTTGGGACAGTAACTGCTTCACCATTAGCAACTCGTGCTCTTTGATCAAAAATAATTTTATAACGTTTTTGAAATACCGGAGTGGCTTCTAATCTTGGTAATAATGTGGCTTCAGTATCTATGCCTTCTAATATTTGAGTCCATAACCATCCACCAGGTTCGCCTTTTGAATTAGTTGTAAACAAACTACCTAAACCAACATTAATTAAAAATGATGACAAATCAAGATAGTCATTTTTTTGTTCTGTAGTTGCCATTAGTATGCACTCATTCCAAATATTTTAGCCAACATATTTCCCATATTACCAGTTAACTCTTTAGCCTCGTCTGATTTACCCCAACGCTCATCTTTTCTCACATTCATTCTAATTGTATTTTGATCTGCCAATGAAGTAACACCTTTATCATCTTTTGTTGTAACCATATTCATCCATTTAGAATCCGTAAAATCAATTTCACCAACTTGAATACCAAGACTTTTAGCAATAGCCGATCGAGAAGAACTTAACAGATCACTAGGACTAATGCCTTGATCGATTGTGTCGCTCAACCAAGGATTGGCCAATTTAGATTGTTGTTGCAATAGTTTTTCAACTGACTCAGCAGACATTGAACCACTGGCAATTTTATCGGCCCAGTCTCTTGCTGTTTTTTTGTCAACATTTACAAAATAATTTCTTCCTAATTGTGTAAATGTATCAACTGACTGTAACAACGTTCCTTGATTTAAAGTTTTCCAATCGGCTAAATCAACAACCGATTTAGTTAATTGTTCTTCGGACCATGATTGTTTTTCAGCAACTTTTGCTATATATAAAAATGCATCATTATTTTTTGGTATACCTAAAATTGATGCTTGATTTTGAATTCGCAACAAAAGAGAATTAATGTCATTTTGTCTTTGCTCAAATGATTTTCCTGACCCACCAGATCCAGAACCACGTGGCGCAAACTTGCTAGGGTCTAAACCAAAATTCTGCATAAAATTATGAATTTGGCCTTCTGACAAATTGAAAGAATTTAATTCGGCATAATTAATAAATAGTTCGTATTTTGCATGATTCTCTTTTGATCCCCAGCCGTTGTAAGTTTTGTAAATACTGTTATAAGAATACCACCATGATTTAGATTTATTTAAAGTTTTACCATCTAAAGTTTTACCTTCAACAATTACTTTTCCAGCGTCTTTATAAGGATCATTAACAAAGCCAGGAGTTTGTAGATCTGAATTTCTACCTAATACATCCATTATTTAAACACCTCTTTCATTGCATCATCCATTTTGGACATATTGTTAAAATTAATTTCTGATTCAAATTCATCAGTCAAATAACTATAAACATTATCTTCAACACCTGATCCATCGCTCAAATTATTATAAACAATATCTTTGTTATTTTGAATATTCCATTGTCTAATAGCTTGAGCCAAACTTGCAGTCTCATTACCATTTAACTGACGACCCAAATAATCTAAACCAAATTTATCTGCCATTGATTCCATAAGAGTTGCACTATAAGGAGCAACTTCTAGACCGGCATCTAATTTAGCTTTTAATTCAGCTTGATTTTTTTTAGCAAAATCAGCAGGAGATAATTCACTTCGAATAGAAGCTGTTAAAAACTTAGTCCAAGCAGTATTGGTCAAATCATCCATAACACCCAAAGTTGGTTGTACGTTATTTTGATTTTGAAAATAACCATTCATTTTTAAAGTCTGTTGCAAATCTCGCAATTGTTTTGAATCAAGCATTGAAGGATAGCTAATGGCTTTTGCTAAATTCCATCGCACAGTGCCTCCTGTTTCTGCGGCTATTCGACTGTCTTGATATTCTTGTTGTGCAGCGTAAGGCCCTGTATATGTCTTTTTTGCTGTAACAATTCCAGTTAATTCATCAAAATCGGATTGTTCAAATGATGCTGTATCCATGCTTGGAAGCATTGCGTTTCCAGATTCTTGAATTTGTAATAAATCTTTAACGGTAGCTTCATAATGAATATCTAAATATTCTTTGTAATTATATAAAAAAGCATCATCAAGATTTGGTACATCACCATTATCTAATGGTGTTACTGGTGTATCTAATGGAGTGCCAGGTTCCTTACCACCATTTGTAGTTTTGGCCGAAGGAGTCCAACCAGTTGGATTTTTTAACTTGGCTTCACTAGAACCTTCCAATTCTGTTTCGTATGTTTCTTTAAATTGATCTGTAATTTTATCAACAAACATACTTGAAGTAATTTTATCCGTCGAATTTGGAATGACAGAATCAGGAAATCTTGTAATTTTATATTTACCTTCATATGCCGTAAATAATGGTCTCAAATCTACATTATTAATAAAATCACTAGCAAAAAAATACGTTGGCAATGTTTTTAAAATTGTTTGAACTGTCGGTTTATCTATATCACCATTAAAACCATAAATTTCAATAATGTCATTAGTAATAGATTCGATATCCCTAGGAGCAGTATTACCAGTTGATTCATAATATTGTTGATAAAACTTTTTATAAACTCCTGAATTGTAAACAGCAGGTAATAAAACGTTCGCGGGAACAAGTTTACCATCGTTATCCATGTCATAAATTTCATCGTAATTTACTTCTGCCATGACTACAATCCTATCTCAGGTTGAATAACGGTGTTCCAAAATGTTTCGACACCTGGGTTGTTATTAATAAAATCTTTACTCCACATAAGAAAATTGTCCTGAAGATCTTTTTTCATTATGTTGTTTATTCCACTACCGCTCAAAGACAGTCTCCGTTTTTGCATAATAAACAAATCAAAAGTATCAATCATGGTTTTCATGCCCTCAAAATGTTTTGCTTTTGGAAAAAGAGGATCATCAAGTGCATAACGCAACTCGCTTAAAATTTGATCTCTCCGTTGACGAGCATCGCCGGCTTCCAAATATTGCGTAAAAATAGGATGCGCAGATTTAAATAACAAAGATTGCCGATCCCATTCTGCAGAATATTGATTTGCCAAAGAATAATCTCCTCGAAGATCTAACTGAATAATCTTTTCTTCATAACCATTTTTGGCCTTAAAATAATCATGAGAAGCTTCTTTAAATTTAACTTCATTTAAAAACTTCTCAGGAGTTTTCATATTTCTAAAGCCGTTGATTAATTCAGAATCATACGCATGTTTGCTTCTGTCATCTTTGCTATCGGCTTGAGGCAACAACCAAGCACCAGCAGTTGGATATTGATCAATGGTTGATTTATTAGTTAAGTAAAAATCCAAACCTTCTTCAGTTCCAGGCAACACAGCTTTACCAGAAGTTTCTGTTTTACTCACGGTATATGCGGAAGGATTAATAATATCATGAACAGTATTGGCAGTATATAACTCAAGATATTTTTGAGTACCAGCTTCAATGCCTAAAGAAGTTACTAAACTATAATAATCCTGTGACAATAATGCCTGAGCATCATCAATTTTGCCATCCGTCAACCAAGAAATAGAACTTTGATCATTGGTTGTTTGTAATGTAGAGGCAGGGCCAGGAGTAAACCAACCAGCCAAAGCTTGAGACACAACAATAATTCGTGCATGATTACGAACAGTTCTTACAAACTCATCCGCTTCAGCGGCAGTAGCACCTTCGCGCAAACCATTACCAGTAGCTTCAAGATGAGCAATTGCACTCATTGTTGCAGAAGAAATGCGTTCAGCACCTTTTCCTTTATCTAATATTGCTTCCAAAGTATTTTTAACTGAAGAAGGAACAATGTAATCAAGATTACCACGAGTCTGTTGTTGTTCACCTAAGACTTCAGTTTTAAGATCATCATAAGCGCGAATCATTTGATTATTAAAAACAGGAAGTTCTGTCATAAAAGATCCAAAAGTATTCATTGACAAACCTATTAATGGACTCAACCCAGGTGCACCAAAGTTTGTAGTAGTAAAACCAGGAATCATTTTATCTGTTGGTGTTTGGAACATGGCTGAAACAGGCATCAAGTCACCCATGAATGGTAATTTTTCAACAGCGTTAATAAGGAGTTCAGATCCAGGATAAACAAAATAATCTTTACCACTTGCATCTTGACGAACAATACCCATTGTGCGCAAACCATTTTGAGTTAACACAAGTTTACGTGCTAATACTGCTGCACCAAGAGGACCATCTTTTGTAACCATTAAGGCCCAACGTTTTAAAAAGTTTTCGTTGGCATACCAGAAAGGCATATAGCCGCGCATCCATTCAGAAAACTGTGACCTCATTTGATGAGAGTCAATAAATGGCATAATGTCATTAATTGCATATTCGGCAGCATAATCCAATGATTGTGTAAAAGCATTTTGTTGTGCTTTACCTGCTCTTTGAATAACATCCCATCCAATTTCTTTTTCTACTAAATCTTTAATATTTTTCTGAAATCCAGTTTGAAGTAAATTGCTTCCAGTTACTCCTTTTCGAGTTGCCCTGCCCGCAGCAACCGAACCTTCGCCCAAAACGGAATCAATTACTTTAAGCAAATCCCAAGTAGAATAATCGGCCGGTAAAAGAATAGATAAATCATCTTTTTCTTTTTCTAAAAACTTTATAAGGGCTTTTGCTTTAACGGCATCTTTTGTTGCAGTAGGAAGATTAGCTCTAAGTCCATCTAGGAATATTTGAAATTCCTGATCACTTGTTTTAAAACCTTTTAGATATGCAAAAGCTTCTCTATTGGTCCATAATTCAGAACCTTCTATTTTATGTACTTTTCCTGCAAATCTGCCAGCATCACCTAATCTGTCAAATTTCTGCACATTGGCAACAGGAAAAATTTTATTAGCAATAGCATCGTCCAGAAGTTTTCCTAATTCTCTATCAATAGGAGTATTTTTAAACAACCATTCTACGTTACCCAAGTTACGCATTCTTGCTTGATGGAATGCATGAAAAGCCATAGGTCGTCTAACAATTGCATCAATAGAATCTCCAATAACACCAAAGCCTTTTCGTATAAAATTATCCCATGTTGAAAGTTTGGCTACATCTTCCATGGCAGATTGTAAAACAAAATCTGGCATAGAATCTGATGGAGTCCTTCTAACGTGAGATTCATTTAAGGTCTTTAATCTTACGTAATCAATAGGTATTTCATCAACAACCCATTGGTCTCCAATTTTTTTATAGAATTGCTCATTACTTCCCGCAACTGGTTCACGAAGTTCAAATCTTGCTTTAGCCATGTAGTCGTCGTACAAAGCAGGTTGAAGTAGGCCATGCAAAACAGTGCTATCAGCACCAGCATCAAAAGCAGTCTGTGTAAAATAATTACGATCACCAAGTTTTAATGGCTTACTAAACTTGTCATCATCAAAAAATCTCCGATGTAATAAATTGTTTAGATCAGTACCAGGTTGAATTAAAACAGCTCTTCCTGCTACTTCCTCATACAAAGGTTTTGTGCTTGTAAGAGTAAGACGCATATGTGACTGTGTTGTATTGGAATAAAAACGCATCAAATGATCAACCATGGCTTCATGACCAATTGATGCTGTAGCCGCATCAAGATAATCTGTTGCCAAATTGTACGTTTGACTATCCCATTTAACTAAAGATAAAGATTCAGAACCCGTAGCGGTTTGAATTTTAACAGCCGGTTTTAATTTACCAATTGTCGGATATGCGCGATTGATTTGATTTATGTCGGAAATAGGAATACTTGCTTGTTGCAATTTTGGCAATCTTTGACTAAAAGAAGTATTAAATATATTATCGAGATAAGTATGTAAATTAGTAATATTTTCTGATTGACTAAATTTACTTAAATGTAAAATTAACTTTTCTCTTTGTATAATTGAATTAACAATTTCTTCAGTCAACTTTTCCAAATTTACTTTTACTGTGGCTGTAGCCAAAGTAACATCAATGCCTAAAGCATTGGCAACACCCGTAATGTCAATATTACCATTAGCGTCAAGAAGGGATCCTTGCAATAAAGCAGGGTTAACTGGCCCTGTTGCGCCAGTATTGAAATTAATAACCTGTACCCGAGTGCCTACATCTTGAGCATCATATTGTTTCAAAACATCAAAATTTGAAAAAGCACCAGTTTGTTCATTAGCCATCAATAAAGCTTGTTCTTTTATAATCCTATCATTTTCTAATTTATCAATTCGGAACGGACCAAAAGGATTATCTAATCCCATTTTGCTCACTTCATCAATTGGTAAATGTTTGCCTTGTTCAACGTAATCTATGAGTAAATTGTTTTTAATAAAATGTCTTGTACTGTCATCAACTATTTGCGTCATGTGCGTATTGTGGAAATCAACTAATTCTTTCATTCCTCTTCTGGAATATGCAGTTCTACCCCAAGTAAGATTTCCATTAGTTCGTCGATTTGCTGCTACAAAATCTTCCCATGTTGGAACATTTGTTCCCATGTATTGTGTTTTTAAACGTTTTACAAATCCAGGATCAACACCTCTTTCATCTAGTTGTCTTAAAAGAGATTGCCATCTATCTACTGAAGTTGTTTTTAAAACACCAGAAGCTTCGGAAGCATTTTCAGTTAAGACCATGTAAATCTGAAATAAAGGATCATTGGGATCAATATTTGGTACAACAGTTTTCCAATCTTGCAATAAAGGAATTAGTTGATCACTCGGCATGTGTTGTAAATGTTCAGGTGCTAAATGTAATTGATTTTGTGTTGCAATAAAATTAAGACCTTGATCATCAATTGCTCTTTCAAAATTACCAAGAACTTGAGAAGGCATTGCTTCAGAAGCTGGTACTACATCAAAAGCTCCGGAAATACTAACTCTTGTACCTTCTGCTTGTTGGCCAAGATATGGACTCATTGTTGTTGAAGAACCAACTTTATCCATAACAACTTTTGCATATGCCCCAACAAAAAGTTCAGAACTTTTAACAATTTCTGGAGTTACTCCACCAATCATCATTCTGCGTGCAGATGTTTTTCCACCAAGAGCAAGAGTTTGTATCATGCTCCTACCTCTTATTTGTGCATTTGCTAACGAATATGTATCGGTCAAATTATCTGCAGCACCCAACATCCAATTATAAAGAGGATGAGCCGTAACATTATCTGGAAGAGCTAGACCACGTTCTAAAACGTTTCTTATGCTTGCTGTTGCATCTAAAAGAAAATACTGTGCAGCATTTCCTTGCATACGAGCCAATCGATGTTCAATCGGCCTCATCCATGCCATGATGCCGTATTGTTCTGCTACGGCCTTTTGTTCTAAAACCGTGAGAGCCCTTCCAGATTGTTTTATTTCTGGAAGACTTTCGTAAAGTTTACCTCTAGCAATACTACGACCAGCATACTCTTGCGTAATATGTCCAATACCACTACGGGACACCCAGCCTATAAAGTCCTCTCCAGCGTTACGAGGAATAAAACCAAATTTTAAAAGAACAGAAGGCTTCCAAAATCTATTTTGAAAAGCGGAAATAGTGTGATGTTCTGGAATCCGACCAAGATGCCTTAAAACAGTGTCTGCTTCAACTGCTTTAGCAATTTCATGCAATTCTGGAACAACAACCCTGACAGCAGTATTAGAGTCCTGCAAGATTGTAACTGGGATCAAACCATCAACACCATTAGGTCCCAATTCATATGTTTGTTTAATTTTGAAAAGAATTTCATCTGCAAATTTTGCTCCAGCTTCAGAAGAAGTCAATCCAGAAGCATTAAACATTGTTGCATAAAAAGAATCTATTGCTTTTAATTTTGCACCAATACCCTCGGCACCATTAATGGCAGAAATCCAAATATCTCGCACATACTTTGGCACATTACTAACAGTAAACATGTTTACCATTTTTTCAATATCGTCATAAGAATTTAATGCTGCTGATTTGCCAGACAGAGGTAACTTCATACCTTCCCACATTGTAGCAAAAGTTTTTGCACCTGGAATTTTGGCAAATCTTTCACCAGCTTCAAATGCTCTTTTATTTAAAGCATTGCCCAATTTCAATTGGTCAAGATTGGATAACGAGTCTAATGTTGCAGAATCCATCAACTCATCAATTTGTGCAGTAGTTAAGAATTTTTTGTTAGCAGCTAATTTAACACCACCAAGAAAATCAGCCATTTGTCCAGTTAAATTTTCTTTTACAAAGAGTTGATATTTATTAATTCCTTTAAGATAAGTTGCATCTCTGCTTCCATGAACAATACCTTTACCCTGCATAATCATTTTAAGATGATTTTCGCCAGTAACCCATTCAACAAAATTGTCTGCTGTTGCTGTGTCAATTCCTTGTGTGCGCATCCATCCCTTATATGGTTCCACAACATCTTTCATCCAAGGAACAAAACGATCCATTAAAGCTTTATCACCAGTATTTACTGATTTAGCAAAAATTTCATAACTACGTCTAATTTCTGGCAGTTCAGCAATCTTACTAAATCTACTCAGCAAATTAACTTCATCAGTTAATGCTATTCCTTTGCGTAATAATTGAGTTGACTTATAGCTTGCTGAAGCGGCCATAAATGGATCAAATACAAACCAAGAGGCGGCATCAATACTTCCTGAAACAAATCTATAAGCACTGCCACTTTGATCTAGTTGTAATAAACCAGCTACATCACGTCCTAAACTAATTTTACTCTTTGATAAAACATCAACAGCATCAAGAAAAATTGGGTTTTGCAACAAGGAAGTCATTGTTGTAATTAATTCTTGATTTGCAGTTGTACCCGGATCTGATAATTCGTTGGCAATATTTGTTACGATTTCTACTGCACTTTCTTTACCCTCAGCAACATCCTTCGCAATACTCAACAAATCAAACTCATCATATTGTAAAGCAACTTTTTGAGCTAAATTAGTCAACCTATTATCTTGAAGTATATTTTGCGCATTTTTAATTCCACTTTTTAAAAAGAATTTATCGCCCTCATGAGCATCACTAAAAGTTTGCCACCAATCATCAGCATTACCAGTTACAACTTGTTTAACTGCAACAGCAGCATTTGCAGCAGCCAATGCTTCAAGACCCACTACAGCAACAGTTCTTGCTGTAGCAACTCCTCGCAATAGCGATGCAACGGTCAGACCTGCACCTACGCTAGTACCACCAGTAACAGGGGCAGCAAGAGCACCTCCGACAACAACTGCGGCTGTAGCAAGGCCAAGACCAATATCTAAAGCAGATTGATTACGCGCTGTACGATATAACCAACCTGGTACATTGCTAACTTCTTCTACTCCTTTAAATACTCCTTTAACTGCTCCAGTAACACCAGGAATTGAACCGAGGCCACCAGCAACCCATCCAATAGGTTTTGTTACTAAACCAAATGCATCTCCCCAAAAACCATCATTATCAGTTTTATCAGCCTTTGGTTTTTCATAACCTTGTTGATCTAAGGCTTGTTGCTGTGTCGGAGTTAAATTAGAATAAATAGATCTTTGAATTGAAGGATCGTAATTTTTTATTTGACTCATTAAAGTATCTGCAGTAATAGCACCATAAATTGCACCGGAGTTTTTATATATCTCCATGTCACTCATATCGGATTGTGCCATTTGCATAACAGCATTCATGTCATTTGCCATGTAAGGGTTATTGTTTACAATAGAACGTACGCGAAAACCTAAAGAATTGTCAGATCTATATTGATTTAAAATGCCTGTAACAGCAGATCTATCTATTTCAAACTGATCAATACCTGTAGCCAATTTTACATCCTCGACTTATCGGCTAAATACGCATAGATTGAATCACCAGTTTTAGCACTCAGTTCACGCATAATTGCACCAAGTTTATTATTGCGTTGTTGTATGGTTGGTTGAGTATCAAAAGGAACATCTGGTTGATCATCTGGTGCAAACAAAACTCCACCTTGTCCTTGAAGTTGACTTTTCATAGTAGCCAAATCCATAGGTGGTTTTGGTTGTGCATCATCTTGAGGCACATCAACTTGTGCAGGAGCTGCTCCACCACTAGGTGCGGTTGGTGAATTTGCTACCATATTTGGTGCAGGTAAGGATTGTTGCAATTGTTTTTGAACAAGACCTTCTCCATAAGTTTGTCCTTTAATTGCTTCAATTTTTTGTGCAGGTTGATTGCTTAAAGTTTTTTTAGCCCTAGGCATTTGGCGCTCCTCCACCTTGTTGCAAAGCCTGTAGTAATGCTGCTATTTTTTCTTTTCCTTGAGGTTCGCTTGGTGCTCCTTGTGCTTGTGGTCCACCCTGCATTGCCATCATTTGCTCAGGAGGGCCAGCCATACCTGGCATTGTTTCAGGTGGCGCAACCATACCTTCTGGAGCTGCTGGTGCTTCAGATGCTTGACGCTTACGCATCTCATCATCAGCCAAAGCGACTGCATCAAAAATATCTTTGCCATCATTCAAATGCTTTTTAATCATTGTCGAAACAATAAGTGGCAAAGCCCCACTAACCAATTTCTGCAAAACACTTGATCGCAAGGCTTCATCAAAATCTTCATCCTGCACCAAACGCTCTTCGGCTTCAGGATCATCAATGTATGGATGCATAGCCCTAAAGGTTCTGCCCGATATAGCCTTGGCTCCACGCAAAGAACCTAGAATCTGAGTCTGTTGTGCTACATCTGCCCCAGGCAAATTGTAAGAAACGGTATTATCAAGAATTTCTATGTGTTCTTGTGGCGTAAATTGTACAATACCCTTGTCTCCAGGCCATCCAGAATACATTGAGTATTTCTTATCTGGCCAATACGCCTTGTACGTTGCAAGGATTGCTTTATTAAGATGAGGAATCCAGGCTTCGCTGATTTCATGTAGTTCTTGAATACGAGGATCAACTGCCATGCCAGCCATGGCATCCATACCACGACCAGTACGTAAAGAACCGAAAGTTTCACCACCAAACGCTGGTACCAATCCTGACGATACACGGAAGTTTCTTTCAAGGCGGTCAATGGTTTGTGTGGTCCGTTGGTCAGGGGTAGAACGCATCTGCCCAATTGATTCAACGTCTTGAAGTAAGTTAATTTCACCTTCGCGTCCATCCTTCCATGCTCCTCCAATAATACGAGGCATACCGCCCGAACGACCAATGGCATACATATCTGGCCAGATAGCCTTTTCCTGTGCCAAAATATCTAAAGCCATTAATCGTGCTTGTAGGTCAACATTGCCTAGCATTGATCCAATTCGAGATGAAATACGACCCAAACTGACGTTATGAGGCACAATTCCCGGACACATACCAATGCGGTTGGGATAACTTGGGGATAACTGCCTAAAAGGTTGCACCCATTGTCGTTCATTAGACATACGGCGATCATCGTAAACTGGTCCGATAATGCCAAAGATTGTTTGATCTAGGTCATACCATTCAACACAATCCCATAGTTCTCGGCTGTCATTCTTGTGGATTGGTCCACCAAGTTCTTGATGAGATAAAGGATAGGTTCGGCGCAAGTACTCAGCAGAGTGCCTAGTAACAAATGCCACATACTCAGGGGGTCTTAGTTCCTCGTTAGCCGTTGGTTCAACATAGGTTCCGAGAGGATCTCTGATCTCAATACGAGGTAAACCGTTATTAAAATCAGGTAGAACCACCAAACTACAGGTGTGATATGCCGCAAGTTGGCGATAATAACGCCTACGGCCCAGATTCCACTTGGAATTGTCGTAAGTCGCTGCCACAATCTTCCTACGAATGTCGGAATACTCACGTGATCGTCGACCAGTATCTTTTCTAGGGTCAATAGCAGGGAAGATGTTAGTTGGGCGCACAGAAGCGGCGCGCATAGCCATACTGTCCACGGCTTCTGCAATCAAAGCAGGAGTTAACGGTGGCAAATTGGGTTCTTTATCGATATCTGGCATTGGCAAAATCCAATCACCGTCATATCGATCTAAAATATCCTTCATGCGACTCAAAACAGGCCCCTGTTGGACCTGCATATCCTTAACCAGCCTCACGATATCTTCAAATGACCTCAAAATCTTGCTCCTAATGGAATAACGAGTCCAGTTTTAGTACCGGACCAGGGGATACCTTTTATTCTCCATGCATTTTCACCTAAATTGTCTAACGGTTGTTTCCATCTTTGTCTCCAAAGAATCCAAACGAACCATAAAGCCATAACTCTGTCTTGTCTTAACTTGCTTCCTCTAGCTCCTGGCCTCCAAGCCTTCAGTTGTTTAATTAATTCTCCAATTTCTTGTCTTGTATAGTCATCTGCAGCCCACGGTAGCACAATTTCTCCGCGCATGAAGGATTCACACATAGATGGTACACCAACATTTTCATCATATTTGTTCCAACCAGTAATATGTTCACGCATTGCGAATCCATAATGCTGTTGCATTTCTAATAAGCGTTCATCTCGCGCTAATCCAGCTTGAAAGTTCTTTGTTTCAATAACTACATCAGTTACACGGCCCGTGATGTTACAAGATTGGATAACACTGTCCAAAGCCTGCATGATCTGCTCGTTTTGTCTAAATCCTGTATCTTCACGTATTCTTCGGATCACTAACTGCCCACTAGGGCTAACTTCGCAGGCAATCACACAGTTTTGTGAACCTAACGCTGGATCTAGCCCTATATAAACCACATTGTCTGTTGGAACAGGGTGACTCAAAGAAATAAGTGGATTAAGACAACCATCAATCATCTCATCAGTAAATGTCCTGTTGGCAGACGACGATCCAGGGTTCTGCATGTAGTTTCTGTCCCAAGCATCCTGACCAACCTTTCTTTTCTGCCTATCAAGCATTTCAAGGGTGTAACGCTCAGGCCAAAGCGGTGTCTGTATACCAGTTTCAAAGTCGGTCATGATTGCTTTGAATTTAATAACCTTAAGAATGCCATCTAGTTCGGAGTCATTGGCTAATCGGCTATAGATATCATCATCACCGACGCGCGTACCAGCAATTGTTGTAATTCCATGCTCACCAGGACGAGTTAAAGCATCCTGCCTCAACCATTCTTCAATCTTATTAGTTTGTCCAGAAGTTTTGACTGACTGCATGTCGTCAATATGAAGATGGTCTGTTCGGGTGGAAACAATTGACGAACCTACACCCAATGCCATCATAGTGTAGTCACGCTCGTCGTGTTGAGCTTTTTTCCACACGTTAAAATAGTCAGCACCCCAAGGCTGACTTACTTTTGCACCCACACCTACTGGTGGACGAAACGGACCCCACCGTTCAACATACTTGGGGAATGGGCCATTAGGTTCCATTCGGTTTTTGATTCGACCAATAATCTTTCGTGCAATAGATTGATTTTCGGATGCAACGGTTTGTCGCCTATTAGGATTTAAAGCAATCTGTTGGCACACATAGTTTTCAAAGGTTGTTGTTTTACCATGCTCTGGTGGCCACAACGCCATTAAAATATTTCCTGGTGGTAAAGATTCCAACTCTTGTAAAAAAACTAATTGGAACCAAGAAAAATCCATATCAAAATATTCTTTACCAAATGAAGCATGTGTGCCGTTGTATTCGCCAGGGACTTGATCTTCTTTGGCACGAACACGATCAATCTCGGCAGCAAACTTTTTATCTCGTTTACGCCATTGCCGATACGCTTCGTATGTAACACCAATTATTTTTAGAGAGTCTTGTAGCGACGTACCGCATTCAGTTAGTTGAATAAACTGTTGCTGTCTTTGAACGGCTCTTGAATGATTAGCGTTAGCGGCTAAATTTTTCTTAATCTCCGGCAACAGGTTCAACTACTTCTGCTTTGGCTTCTCCTACAATAGAAATCTCCTGCAAGATCGCTTGTAGTACCGCAATTTGTTGAGCTTGGTTTGCAATTTGCGTTGATAGGTTTTCAATTACTTTATTAAAGTCTACTTGATTATTCATTTGCCCTCCTAGGGTTTATTGGTTTGCTTCTAATTGAGAAATTCGTGCATCTAACTCTTTTATGCCAGCCGTGAGTAAGCCTACCATTGTTGACATATCTATCATTTGTGGCATAATTTCACCGTCCGCAGTAACAGCATCTTTTATACCACTAGCAGCATATGAAATAACTTCCTGCACCTCATGCGCTAAGAAGCCATCATAAACAATATCATTATTTGGGTCTTTAAATTGAAAACTAACGGGTCGCAGTCGCCTAATGCGCTCAATTGCGTCGTTAATTTCGGTAATGTTTTCTTTTAGGCGATAGTCGGATGATGTAGTGTAAGCAGTCGTATTGATTGCGTTAGAACGAATATCTCCAGATACAGTACCTCCCGCCATAAATGTTGCATGAGCGTTTGGCGTAAAACCTGAAGGTCCTGTTGAACCATTTGACAACCAACCCATACCTACGCCATACGCGCAGTATGTTCTTAGATTTCCATATGCTGTATAACCCCAGTTAGTGGTTGAGTCTAAAGCACTAGCACTAAGTTTTACATAGTTATTTTGGTGATTTGAAGCAGTACCCGTAAGACTTGGCGCTGTAATTGCACCTGTAACAGTCAAGGTTCCATTTTGTGTTGCAGTTCCATTGCCAACTTGTAAAGTACTACTGTGGTTTCCCCCAATATCTACACTACCAGCAGTAGTTGAACGCAAATATATTGATACATCACCAATAGAATTGCCAAGCAATAAATAACCTTTATTTCCTTCCACACTAGAATAAACAGTGGCAGCGCCAAGGTCGCCAATAGTTAACGATGACGATGAAGGGCCATCAACAGTTAATCCAGTCAAAGTACCTACAGAAGTAATAGTCGTTGCTGCCGCAGGCAGTCGGGCGTTATTTAAAGTACCTGAAGTTAAAAGGCTTGCATCAGTTGTTGCAGGTCCTGCAGGCCCTGTTGCACCAGTCGCACCTGTTGGTCCTGTAGGCCCTATTGGTCCTGTTGCACCCGTTAAACCTGTTGCACCAGTTGCTCCAGTAATACCCTGAATACCTTGAATTCCAGTAGCGCC